AGTTACCAGAAGTTACAGATAAACCACCAGTGTGACCAGTAGCGTCTGCACCCTGACCTGCATAAACAACTGCAGACTCAGACTCAATGAAACGAACTTCGTGCATTGCACCAACTTCACCTTCAGCTAAAGTAGCAGCAGAAGCATATTTGTGAGCTGGGATGTAAACGAACTCAGTCATACCATTGTCAGCAACAGTACCACGAGTAAGAGTTTCTAAATCACCCTTAACGTTTGCACCGATAACTGCGTAGTATGCTTTAGCAACTGTTTTAGTATCGATCTTGTTAGAACCAGTTACTAACTGAGTGTTCTTTTGAGCACGGTTGCGAACTAGTTTACGTACTGCTTTACGGATTAAGTCGTAAGAAACAGTAGAGTCAGCATCGATTTCACCGATAGCAGTTGCGTCACCAGCATACATTACAGTAGAAGTAGCAAGCATATCTAACTGCATTAAGTCTTCCATGCGAGAGTTTGCTAATTCACCTAGCTCTTCACGGTAGCGTACTTGGATAGAATCTTCAGAGAACAACTCTACTTCATCAGTATAGTCGATCATTTCGCCGTAGCGAGCTAAAGAAGTTTCCATTGTAACTTTTTGTAAAGAACGTTGGTTAACTGCACCAGCACCTTCTGTTAAAGAAGCATTGCTTAAAGCAGTGTTTACGTCGTCGATAGAACGAGCTGATAAGAAACCTTTTTCAGCGAATTCTGCATCGTTAAGAGCACGGTCATACATGTGCAAGAACTTAGAGATCTTGAATGTTTTACCCATTTTCTTAGGCATAGATTTGCGATCAGCGAACTGACCATAGACATTTACGCGGTTAGCAGCTTTAACACCTGCACGGTCGTAAAAGTGAACAATAGTATTAGCGCCAGCTGTGCTGTTTGCGCCGTTACCGTATACATTAGTAGCCATTAGAATAATCCTCAAGTAAGCTATTTAAGGGAGCAACATGCCCCCAATTAAGATGATTTACATATCGTCTTGTAATCGTTTATACCAATCATCAAATGCTTCATCTGAATCATCGAGATAATCAATTACATCACGACTTGCTGCGCTCTTTGTAGGAGCTGCAGCTTTTCGCTTCACAGAAGCTTGCTTAGTTGCAGTACGTTTCTGAGATTTAGCTTTGACTTCCGCTAACCTAGCCTTTTCGGCTTCAGCTGCTTCTCTCTTAGCTTGTTTCTCTGCCATACGCTCTTCATAAGCTTCTTGCTCAGCAGTTTGGGCAAAGTGCTGTTGAGCTGCCTCTTTGTAATAGTCTAAGTCTGATTTTTTTGCTCCGTCATAAACCTTTAGCTTCTCAGCTATGGGCTGTAACGTGTCATACATTCCGCTTTTAACGTCAGTATGTAGCAATCTAATCATCTCAGGATTCTGAGCCATGACATTCCATGAACCTTCATCCCACTGCTTAGACAGTACATTATGGGTCGTTGCATACTCTACGTCTTGGCTGATATCGTCAACGATATCTTTAATAGCCAAAGCACTGTCGTCTCGACCATAATCCTTAGCCACATATTTGCTCTCAGTTTCAGTATCTAGTTCGAGGGTATCAGTACCTGTTCGTTTCAACACTTCCGTGATCGCATCTTTGTCGCCCTTCAGTACATCAATCATAAGACTGACATCATCATGATTCAGCTCTGCGCCTTCAATAGCATCAATAGTCTTACGCCAAGGTTTGATGGTTTGCATCTTTTTGGTGTAGTCCATTGCTTGACCGAAGATTTTAGGGAATTGATCTACGATCTCTTCACTAGAAAACTCATAGTCTTTACCGTTAGCACGGAACTTATATGACTGTACTGGTTGCTCCTCTTCATCATCTTCATCAGCTTCATCGGAACTGGGTTCGTCATCGACATCTGAGTCTTCGTCAAGATCATCAGAGTCTGGTGCTTCGCCGTCTTCTTCAGTAGCGTCATCTGTTTCAGATTCGTCGCTAGTATCATGGCCGGAGTCCTCTAGATCTTCATCTTCAGGTTGCTCAGGACCATCGTCAATTTCTTCTTCAGTATCTTCGTCTAAAGATACTTCTTCGTCAGTGTCTTCTTCTACAGAAGGTTCTGACTCTTCAAAATCTGGTTCTGGAAGCGCTTCTGCTTCCATTTCTGTTTCAGGTGAGTCTTGTGATGCTTGAGCCTCTTTAAAAGCAGCTTCAAGTTCGTCATCGGACATATCCCACAAATTATCTTCGTTCATAGTCCTGCTCCTTTACTGAATAGTTTCGTCTTCGTCTTCTTCAGAAGGTATGGTACCTAGGTTCTCGATAGTTACGAAAAAGTCTTCTAAACTAGAGATCGCTATTAGGTCTTCCATAACAGCAGTTCTGTGCCCACCTGCAACAATTGCATCTTGTGCTAGTAAGCTAACACCATTCACAGCTTTATCTTTAAAGTAGCCTTCAAGAATAACTTTTTTAAAATCTTTGTTTTCTTTTAAGCGTTCGAGGGAAGTCCACATGTCTACCCAGTATTGGTTTTCTACTTCTAAAATTTGCTGATCGTTAAGGTTGTTCATAAATGAATCCTTTATATGTTAGTTTTGATTTTAATTACTAGTAATACATTTATAACCAAATGTAATACTAACCTATGTATATTATATAACAAAGGGGTTAGCTTCCGCAACCCCCTTGACATTTAACACTTTTTTTCTTCATGCTGCAACCACAGCTGGAAGATTTTTTCTTTTTCTTTCGTGGTTTTTTCTTCGCACCTGCATAGTAGTGAGTGACAGTTTGACCGTCACCGTCACCATATGTCATTTGATGCGCTAGACCTTGATCCACAACTAGTAGCCTTTACCGCCAGTAGGTGCTGCAGCCATCTTGCCTGCTAGACCTTGCTTCTTAGCTGCTTTCTCTTTACCTAAACACTTACCTGCTTTTGTACAAGAAGCTTTAGTCTTACATCCACCACATGGTTTAAATTTTTGCATGATTATCCCCTAGATACTTTTGCTTTTTCAGTATTACTTACGAATTGTTTTTTACCACCCTGAGAGCCAGCCTTCTTCTTTCTAGCTGTAGCAGCTCTTTCGCTTTTGCTTAAACTTTGAGCTTTCTTTCTAGGTAAACACCTATCAGGGTTTTTCTTGTTCTTTGAAGTACCGCATTTACCAGCAATGTTACCGCTAGAATTAATACGTACCCAATCTTCTGCCAACCATGCTGCTAGACTCATTTCTTTTTACCTTTACTGCCTTTCGCATAGTTAGGATCTTTACAGTACTTAGATGCAGCTAGGTTAGCATATGCGCTAGGGTACTTATCAAAAGTACGTTTAGCCCAGGCAATACCTTCAGCACAAATCTTGTTGTCTTTCTTTTTCTTACCTAGTGTCTCTGCTAAACCTTTAGCCATTACCATTTAACCTTATCAGCCCAATAAGCTGCAGACATTTTACCTTTAGCAATATTCTTAGCGTGACGTGCCTTAAACGACTTACGACGTTTTCTAGCAGCTTCTGACTCACCTTCTTTTCTAGGAGAACCACTTACGCCTTGTTGGCCAAAACGAATAATCTTTTTCTTACCACCTTCACAAGCCTTTACCACATGAGACTTTGTCTTGTGGCTAGGTGTGCGCTTCGGCTTGTTACATGCTAGTGTTTCAGCTAAACCAGCCATAACGCTACCTCATCATCGATTGAGCTAAGCCTTGTTGCATTTGTGGCTGTTGCTGAGCTTGACCCTGCTGAGCTAGTTGCTGCTCTAGGATATCAATAGCTTGCATAATAACTTCAGGAGGAATACCCTGCTGAACTAATTCTTGAGGGTCTACACCATCCATAAGCAACTGAATGATCTGTTCGATCATCTGCATATCTGCTTGTGGTTGTTGACTTTGAGCAGGAGCACCTGCCATTTGTTGTGCTAAACCTTGCATTAGTAATTACCTCGTTCTTCATATTCTCTAGCTGCTTGAGCCATTTCCGCTTCTTGAGCTATACGGTCTAAACGTTGTTGTTCAGCTAAACGTTCTCTTTCAGCAAATGCAGATACTTGCGGTGATTGCTGAGCAGGTTGGCCTGAAGACTTAAACATACCACCTAAGTAACCTTTTACTTGGTCATACAAACTAGGTCCTTGTACTTCTCTACCTTGACGGGCATTAACAGCGTAATCACTAGTTGATAAAGGAGCATTGTTCATACGTGCTTCTCTATCAGCCATTGCTTGTATTTCCATAAGCAGTTGGTTTTGACCTTCTGCTCTACCAGCATCAACTGCCTGTCGTTGCTTCATGTCTTGTGCAAGGTTGTCTAGCTCCCTTGCTTTTTGACGGTTAGCTTCATTTTCTTTGCTAAGCTGAGTATAGCTCATTACATAACTCCAATATTTTTATCGCCAGCTAGACGCTGAGCCATCATCTGTTCTAGGTTAGCTCTATGTTTAGCAGTCTCTGCTTCCATCTTCTGAGCATGTTTAATATCTTCCAGCTCTACTCGTTCTAAGTGACTAAAACCTTCGTCTTCTTTAATAAACTTAAGATCAGTCATATCAGCTTCACTAGTTAGTTTACGAGCTTTAGCGGCTTCTACTGCTGCTTTGTTCATCTTAAGTTGAGCATCAATAGTATTTTCGTTAGCACGAGCCATCTTATCTTGAATATCAGCTTTAAGTTTCTCATTCTCTAAAACTAGGCGTTCTAGTTCTAATTGTTTAAGCTGCTCTTGTACTGGGTCAGGCTGTGGTTGGTATTCACGAATACGCTTAGCCTGTTCTGGCATACGCATTAACTCCATAATATCAGCCATAATAGTACGACGAATAGCAGGATCTTCGTTAGGACCTAAGGTCTGTAGTAAGAACGATAACTCTTGTGACTTAGCAGCGTTGTCTTCTGCAGTAGCAATAGTAACGTCTAAGTCAATCTTACCATCTAAGTCATCTTTACGTACTGGTACAAATTCTGAGTTGGTAACACGAATTACTTCTTCGTCTTCTAAGAACTCTGAATTGTAAGACATCCACTTTCTAATAAGAGGTTTAACTAGGTTTTCTGCAATGTTACGTACAATGTTCATACGTCGTGTTGCTGTAGCATCTAATGCGCCTCTAGCGCCTGTAGCGGTGCTACCTAAACTACCTGAGTTAATACCACCACTAAAAGACTTAGTACCAGTAATAGACTCAATCTCGTTATTCATCAAACCGATCATATCGAATGCAGAACCAGGAATGTTGTTGTAACTACCTTGCCAGAAATCGTTAGGGCTACCGTTATACTCAAAGTTAGCACCTGCTAAGAATTTCTTACGGTTAACTTGGTCTAGTGCGCCTTTACGTACAGCTACTTGGCCGTTGTTAGACTGAGCCATATTATCGATAATACCTCGAATAATAGCTGTCTTAACTTTCTGATTGTCACCGATCATCTCAGCGTTAGCTTCACCATGAATCTTAAACGGTACACTGTTAAAAGGTACAACAATAAATGGAGGCTTGCCATCAGGGTATGGGTTAGATTGTAGACGTATAATAACATCGTTAATCCATGCACATACGATAGGTTCAGCAATGCCGTCACCATTCATATCGTAGTTACCCCAATACTCGTATACAACCATCTTCTTACGTGGTTCGTCCGAGAATCTAAATTCTGTTTCGTCAGGTGGATCAAAGTCAAAGTCTTCACGACCTACTTTAGCCACTTGCTCTAAATTCTTATATCTACCGTCTTTTTTAAGAGAAGACAAATCTGTTTCGTAGCGGTAAATGACAAACTGAGCGTTATCTAGGTTATCTTGACATGTAGGATCAATGTAGATATCTTCGTTACGACATACCTTAGCAGTAGGCTGGTTTTTCTTAACAATAGTCTCTGTGACTTCTTGTTCGACAATAACTTCCATACCAGTTTCAGGATCCATAACTACCATCTCTGCAGTAGTAGTTACTTCTTCGTCTTCGTAGTCCCAACCTGTTTGTACAACTAGTGTACCTTCACGGTCAAGTACTTTGACTGCTTTAGACATAAAGTTAAAGCGATCAAACTTACGACAGAACTGAGTGTTAAGTAATAATTCGTTTTGACGAGCTGCTTCGTCGTCTTCCCAGGTAATAGGAATACACTTAATAACGTCTGATGTACTAACAAAAGGGTCTACAATTGTAGCGTGTTGCCATTCTGACTGCTTCTTAATATCTCTAGACACAATAGCAGACTTACCCTTTTTCTCATTACCGTAAGGGTCACCGTTGTACTCAGCTTTCCATTTAGCAATGACAGCATCCTGATCTCTTTTAAGTAGATCAGCAGCTTTTAGGTCAGCTTTTAAGGCGCTAAGTAATTCAGCTTTTTTAATTTTCATGATTTCCTTCGATAACCTTACCAGTTAATAATGAATTATATCAACTATACGTTAATTTGTCATTAACTATTGATACTAGCTAATGACCACATGTTCTGCAACCTCTACAGCATAAAAGTTGCTATTATACCTACCTTTAATTATTAGGTGGAGAAGGCCATGTAACATCTTCTAAAGACCTTTCCTTACCAGTAAGATTAGAAGGTAGATCTCTAAGCTCCTGTCTGTAAGCAGCCCAAATAGAGCTATCTACAGATGCGTCTAATACCTGAGTCCAATCACTAGCTACAAGAAAGTTTCTTCTACGCTCTCTAACAGCTGTTAGAAAACTAGAGTTATCAAATTCCCAACTAATACCGTTCCATACGTAGTAGTCTCCAGGCTTTTCTGGCATGTCTTCAAACCTAGATCCTGTCCAGCGCTTGTTTTCTATTGCTTCTTTTGTACTAATATCAGGCGGTAGTATTTTTACCAGTCGCCCATCTGATACTTGCCCATCTTTGTATATAGAAGAGTCTGATGGTGACACACAAAACTCCACCCTTCCGTCAGTACTATTAATAAATGCGTAAGTTATCATAACGTAATTCCTTGAGTATCTATAATTATTGACTTAGCAGCATCATAAACATTACTATAATAGCTATACGTAATACCACCACCTCCACTAACATTTGAGCTCATAGTATCTTTTATCGTAGCTATACTACCGTCAGTGTTAAATCTTAACATGTAACCACTAGTAGTAAACCTAAATAAAACACTGCTTTCTTCTACGCTTTCAGAATTGCTTGGAGCTTGAAATAACGAAGCATAAAGTGTACTACTGCTTTCACTATATGTAGCCCCAGAACCTGCTAACAAAGCTCTAACCCTAGTAGACATAAACTGGTTTGAAAATATAACCTTACCATTAGCGTCATAAACCTCAATTCCATAACCAGAAGTAGCCTTAGGCTTGTCTGTAGAAACTTCAAATGCTATATAATCAAACTCTTGATTTCCAGGATACGAATATATGTTAAAACCTGCACCATTATTTATAGGCTTACCGTACACTTTTACATCTTGAGTAGCATTTTTAGGCTTAACAAAAACTAGTAGAGTGTTGTTTGCATTAATAGTTTGCAAACTAGCGCTACCAAAAGAAAAACTAGTGCCAGTGTTAGTAGAACTTCCTGTAGTTATAGTACCACTAGCTTTGTACAAGTAGGTTATTCTTCCTGCAGTATTAGTGTCTAATACTACACTACCAGATGCGTTATGTGTTTCGAATCCGTATGACATTTCTATTCTCCTAGTACCAATACTTCATAATAAATGCTAGTAGTAGAGGCACTTGCCCTAGATATAGTTAAGGTATTACCGTTTAGCGCAAAGTTCAAACTAGCTAAGCTTAATGCAGCAGGAGCATTAAGCCAAATCACATTAGTAGGATTACCTATTATAGCTATATCTATAGACTGAGTGTTCTGAGGTAAGTACCCTACAAGGTTATCTAAAAAAATAACTAGCTTATCAGTAACACTTAAATACAATTCGTTGTTAGGACCATAAACTTCTAAACCGTACAAACCTTCTGTAGGAGGGGTTATTATAGAACTCTCTGATGTAGTAACTAATACATCTTTACTAGAAGTACCTTCATCATCATCTGTAGCAGTCACCCTAAAAACTAGTGCGCCAGCCTCATTTGGTGAGGTAAAGGTTGTGCTTGCTGTAGCAGCTGCTGTGTCTATACCTGTAGTACTAACGTCAGCTAAAGTAACATTAGTACCGCTTACTTGCGTTATAGTTATAGCAGATATAGTACCATCGCTGTCTGTTATACCTGTAGCAGAAAGGGTAACAGTTTCCTCACCGACAGTAGAGCTAGGGGTTGATATGAATAAGTCTATTACAGGAGTTGCGTTACTTCCTCTAGTAATTGTAAACGATTTATTGGTATCGTACCAAGTAGTACCATTACCGCCTGAATCAGTGTCTCTTTTTATTTCTATTTGGTAAGTACCTACACTTCCAGACGTAGGTGTGTCTACTGTTAGTGTAACGTTACCTTTTGCTGTCGCTGTTACCGAATCCTCTCCAGTAATACGTACAGTTTCATTATCACCTACTCCAGTAATTACAATATCTTGAGTAGTAGTATTAGAGCCAACAGTATAGGCAGTAGAAGGAATAGCTACGGAAGTGTTAGGAGCTAAATAGGGTACTGTATAGCTTGCAGAACCAGTAGCAGCGGCTACTGCGTAAGCAGATCTAGCTTGTGCTTTAAAAGTGTAGGCTGTACCTCTAGACAAGTCTTCAAATATGTAAGAAGAGCCAGTTTGCCAGGCGGTGTAAGTACCTCCATTGTCTTTACTGAAACGGTATTCACTAGCTCCTGTAGAAGCTGCTGATACTGTTACATCAGCTAAATTAGACGCTGTAGAGGCTGTTGAAACACTAACGATGGGATTAGAAGGTCGCATAGAACGGGTAAAGCTGTAAATAGCTTGGTAAGTTCCACTACCTCCAATGTTTGTATTTCTTAAAGCTCTTACAGTATAAGTTTTTACGCTACCTGCAGAGGGTAACTCACTACCGGAAATAAGTATATTACCGTTAGTAGTTCTAGTGCCTGCGTTAGAACCATTATGTAATACTTGATAGCTATGGTTGGTATCAGCGCCTGCTATAGTGACGTTAAAACCGCCATCATTGTAAGCTAAAGGATCACTATCAGATACAGAGTAGCTAAACGCTTTAGGCGCTAGGTACGGTACTGTGATTGTACTACTACCTACAAGAGATTCTACTATTGCAGACCTAGATTGAACGGAGTAGGTATAAGAGGTTCCACGAGACTGGTCTTCAAAAATATGAGAAGTAGAAGTTCCCCAATCTGTATAGGTAGTACCATCATTACTAAATCTATACTCTGTAGCACCTGTAGAAGAAGCTGTTACAGTTACGTCAGCTAAACTAGCCTCTGTAGCAGCTGTAGAAGTAGTTACAGTTGGTGTACTAGGCCTTACTGACCTTATAAACGTACTCTTTGTTACATAACTACCAGATCCGCCTGTATCCGTAGTCCTAACAGCTTGGACTGTATAAGTCTTTTGTGCTCCTGGACTAGGCAGCTCTGAAAACTGTACTGCTATATTACCGTCTGTAGTTCTAGTACCTGCATTTGCACCATCGTGTAAAACTCTATACGTATGGTTAGCGTCAGCTCCCGATATAGCAACATTGAAACCAGAGTCACTATAGTTAAGAGGGTTTGATCCAGATACTGTGTAACTATAAGCTAGAGGGGCCAAGTAACCTACTGAATGGTCTTCGGTGTAGTTGCTTGAAGAGTAAGTAGCTTTTCTTCTTGCGTAGTAGGTTACAGACGTATTCCTAGATTGATCAAACGTAGTACCATTTGCATGCCAAGTAGAGCCATCGTTAGACACCTCTAAAGTACCACCGTAACCTCCTGAGGCGGTTACAGCTACATCTTCTGTAGCAGAGGCATCCCCATCATTTACAAATGTAATATTAGTAGGATCTGTACAAGCTACAGAATGGTCTTCAGTATAATTAGAAGAGTTAAGACTATTTACACCTTCTCTTCTAGTGTAATACGTTACAGCGGTCCCTCTAGTATGGTTAAACTTTGTGCCGTTAGCATGCCAATTAGTACCATCGTTAGATACTTTAATTGTACCGCTAGTACCGCCTGAACCCGTTACAGTAACCTGCTCAGTAGCTGAACTGTCGCCGTCATTTACAAACGTAATGTCTGTAGGGGCAGTAAGGGCAGGTGTGTTTATTACAAAATTTTCAGTACGTTTAGTAACACCGTTTTTACTAAATGTTACTGATACTGTCTGACTACCACTGTAAGTATCTGGAGTAACACCTCTAAGTTTTATAGAAGCACCATCGTCTACAGTACCACTATCTCCCCATGCTGAACCGTTATAAAGTTCACCGCCAGTTACAGAGTAATCTAAAGTCTCCCCTTCACGAAAAGTATCAAAAGTTTGAGCTACAGATTCTGTTGTTGTTGTACCATTACCAGGAGTTACACTTTTACTAGAAAAGTTTATGTTAGTAACACCATAAGGGTCTGTTACTGTACCTGATATAGTAAATTTAGTTACATTATTAAGAATAAACGCTGCTGAGTAACTAGATCCAGTAAAAGAGTTTAGGTAAGACATAAACGTCGAACCTGTAGGGTGTCCGTTATATAAAAAACCAGCATCTGGATTAGCAAGACAATCTGTCTCAGTAATAATCCAACCTTTATTTAGATCAACACCCTGAACATTATAGTAAACATTTATCAGGTCATCGTTAAAAATGTTCTGTGTCTTATCGGTAGTACTTCCGTATATGTTATAAGTAGAACCACCAGAAGAGCTTCCGGTAGAACTGCGAGTAACTGTAAATGAGCTTCCAGCATTTACCCAAGTGTTATCACCATTATTTGCAGTAGGAACTCGTGCTTGAATAACGTAGGTCCAACTACCAGAAGCAGGCATATCACCTGTTAAGTTAAAAGAGTCTGCTGTACCTGTATAAGTATCATATACAGTGTCTGTACCAGTAGTACGAAGAAGTCTGTAGTCTGTTACACTATTACTGTTTGCGTTTGTTATAGACTTAGTGAATGTACTGTTTGAAGTAGTAACAGCTCCAGAAGGGCTTTGAGTAATTACAGTATCTGGATTAACTTCTGAGTCTCGAGTAACAGTAAAACTTGTTACGTTTGAAACAGTACCGTCACCACCATTCTCCTCAGATACAAAAGCAGTTATGTAGTAAGTAGTCCCAGAGGTAGAAGGGGTGTTATTAATACTAACCCATACACCATCTTGATTTGTAATTGTTTTGAGTACTGTACCAGAGTAGCCAGTGGACCGTATCTGATAACTAGTGGTGCTGGTGGTGCTTGTTAGTTTGACACTAAAAGAGGAAGAATTAAATAGTGGTGTGGTTTTAGCTACTGTAATACTTGTGTCTGGAGCTACAGTGTCCTGTATAGCACCATTATCAGTAATATACACTTCTCCTGAGGCTACAGGCTGTGTAGTGCCGGTACCCCAACTCCATACCAAACCTCCACTAACAACGTAACTAGCGTCTACCCTTTTGTAACTTGTGTCAGTACCTACCTTAAGGTCATACCAATAAGTGTTGTAAGTATTTGTTTGCTGGAGTTTTAAAGTGTAGGTATTAGAATAAGAATAGCTTATAGAATATAAAGCTGGTATTTTACCAGATAAACCAGCAGGTGCACTTGTACTGCCACCTAAAGTACCGAAACTAGGGTTGTAGTAATCACTAGCTAAAAACCCTCTGTAGTAAGTAGTAACACCTGTATAAGTGTTAGTTTCAAACCTATAAGAAGAGCTTAGGGTGTAATTATGGAGAGTTGCCATTTACCAAGGAACCCCAATCCCTCTTACTCTAAGAGGATCTTGTTCTTCACACATAGTAATCGCTTGATTTTCTAATTCACCTACTAAAGTAAGTCCTGTTACAGGGTTAGGTTCTTGCATATTAATCAGTGCTTGCTGTACCCAGCTAATTACTTTAGTCTCAGTCAGCTCTGCATAAGGCACAAACTCTTCTAGGTCTTCTACATCTAGTTGCACACTGCCCCACGTATATCCCATATGACCATCTTCGTCTGTAGCTTCTACCCAAAAATGTACGTTTTTAGCAACTTTTTCATTACCATTAAGGTTCTGTATCCACTCAATATTAATGATTTTCCATACTATGTTCATTTCAGTACCTTAAAACTTTTAGTTTGTTTATTTACGTAATACGGAGCTCCACACTCAGCAAAATCCGTATTTTTATAGTCCAGTTTGCACAGATTATGCATTTTAGCATGACCTTCGTCAATTAGGTCTATCCAAGTTCTACCATTAAGCCAAGTGCTTGGTAGCAAATGAGCTTCTCTTGTACCATTTACACATGAGCTATAGACTTGATACGACCTGTAACCTTTGTCTATTACTCTACCACAAAAGTTAGTGTCTTCACCATAAACAAGTCCAAACCCTTCTTCATAAACAAAGTTAGTATTAAAAAATATTTCGTCTTTGTACCACTTTCTAAAGTTTTTTACTAAAAACAAACCAGTTATGGCATTAGAACCATACCTAAACCTATGGTACTTACTGTCGCTATAATCTATTTTTAAAAGCTCTTCTTGTACAACAGAGATTAGATCTCCTATGTCTTTTGATCTAGCGGTGTCAATGATGTCGTCACCCCTAACTATAAAAGTATCGTCGTCAAGAATAATGCAGTAGTCGTCATCTGTACTGTAGAAATGGTTTAAGGCGATGTTTCTAGCCTGCCCTGGCGGAAATTGTAAGTCTGACTTTATCCAAGATACACTGCTAAAGTACTTGTAGTAATCTTCTTCCCATTGCATAGCAATAATACATACAGAAAGATCTTTAGACTCACACCAACTAGCTACTTCTTTTAACAGTTCTATACGCTCTTTACTAAAAGACTTATCTCCTAGCCAAGAAATTATATAAGCAGTTGTAAACTTCATAACAAAGCCTTTAGACTTTAAGAAGCCACCAAAGGAAAGCAGCACCACCTGTAATTAGTGCAGACCAAAACAACTCTATCTTGCCTATTACATAAGTATTTTTATCTTGAGCTTTTTCTAGCTGGTTTTGTCTGTTTTGCAGATCTAATATAGCCTTTTCATGCTTATCTATCTTGCTAACTAGTAAAGATACGTCTTTTCTCATCTCTACCATTTCAAAGCGCATATCGCTAAGTTTAGTTACAGCGTCAGCCATAACAGACATAGCATCAGACATTGCTTCCATCTTAACTTCTAGCTTTATAACTGCATCTCTAATCTGCTGTTGTTCGTTCATATGGGAAAACCTTTTGATAATTTTATGCAGTATTTACATAACTGTCACATGTAGATATTCGCATTATATCATAGATAATTTTAGATGTTTACGCTTAGTTTGCTAAAGGGTTGTTAAGAGCTCTTTGCACTTTTTCTGTTAATCGTTTTTCTAACTCTTTTAGTTCCCTATCGTTGTTTTCCCTTAGACGTTGCAACTGAGTATCATAGTTTTCTTGAAGTTGATTACGCTTGTCTTCAAAACGCTCATTAGCTTTGTCAATCATGTTACGAACGTCTTCTTCAGTTTCTCGTACCATATCTTCTACACGATCTGCTTGTTTTTCTATAGCTATAATATCATCCCGCAAACCAGACTTTATGTCTCTTGTGTACTCTATCGCCTCATCTAGCTTAGTCAGTACTAAAACGTTTTGAGCTTTAATCTCTCCTACATCAATGTTTTGTACTATTTCTTTCATGTCCATGTAGTCTTTGTAGAACTCAAAAACTCCCCAAGAACCGGCTCCTAGAGTAGAAAGGGCTGTAAGAAAAGCAAATGCTTTGCCTCCAGTAAACGACAGTCCACCAAACTCAATAGTAGTTTTCTCTTCTTCAGCCATAGTATTTCCTATTTAGCTTTGCCTTTTAAAGCATCTGCGCCAAAAAACGCAGAAACTAGTACAGCAATAGACGCAAAATATGTAGGGGCTATGTCTGCAATAAGTTCTGCAGCTTTATCTAAGCCTAATAAAGATGTAATAGCTATACCTATTGGGTATACCAGCAAGCCTACTAAAGAAAACCAAGCCATCTTACGTATAGCATCCCTTTGTGCATCGTTATCTTCTAGTTCCTTACGTTTAAACTCTAAGTGCATCTCCATTTCTTCTTTAGAAATATGCCCATCACCGTTAACGTCAGCACCAGATACTGCATCTGAATCGATTGTTACTTTGTTATCTTCCATTGTTACCTCTAGTTTTGAAAATTATTCTGAGAGTTCATACGCCTAAGAGCATCTAGTTCTTGCTGAAGCTTTAAAACTTCTAGGCGCTTTACACGTAGTTCTAACTGATACAAGGAGTTACAGTTAATTCTTTCTTTAGGCTTGTCTAGTGGGATAATTATCCTAGCATAAACACCTACATCCTTTGTACTGTTCATGTCGGGGTTACTACCAAACACGGAACCGTTGTTTACTATTCCTGTTACACCAAATTCTAGTTGTGTAGCACCACCAATAGCGTTTTTACAGTCTAAGTTACCTGATCTAATACTGTCTTGTCCGTATGTACTAGGGCTAGATGGTAACGCAAGGTTCAAAGAACTAGAGTCTGCCATAGCTATGCCGCACATAAAGAATAAAAGTACTAGTTTTTTCATTTTACTTAGCCTTAGAACATATGCGAGAGGCTACTGCAGTAAGAAACTTAATATTTTTACGTAGCTTAGATTTTGAGCATATGTAAACAGCTTTGTTTACAGCATCAGACCTAATGTAAATATCTATATTTACTTCACTTAAGTAGTCTACCTTCACTATTCTATATAAAGAAGTAAATGGTATAGGGTTAAAGTCGGCGTCAAACACGCCAATTTCATAATACTTTATGTCATTTCTTCTATTGTAAACATTTACCTTGGTCCTGTAGACGTTATCTACATGAGAAGGTACCATTTTAAAATACGTAGGTGTCATCTCATGGCTTGCAGCGTTCCATGAAAACGCTACAATTACCATAAAAACACCAACAGCTACTAGCTTAGCCATTACTTAGCAATACACTCTGCTGTTACAAGCGCAGTGTAATCCCCACCTGGGAATGCTTTATCCCCACCTAGGGCTACTTTTGAAGATGTTTCAAACCAAGTAGATCCTGTAGCAATTAGGTCATAACGATCTAGCATGCCTAACTCTACTTTATTTGTCTCATACTCTCCCATACCTGTAGCATCTGATACTGTTTTTACTGTAGTATCTCCTTCCCATGTCATAACTTCGTTAATGATAGGACTAGTAGAAAACTCTTGAGGAGCAGTAATTTCTGCATAGTAAGAATCTGCTAAAGTAACATCAAAACGTATCACAACAGGGTCTCCACCATCTTCAGCAGCAGTAGATAATGTATACGCATTTGGGTTACCATAAGTACCTGCCATATCTGTTTGGATAATGCAGCGAGACTCTACAAAAGCGTGAATAGGTGCAGTTTCTGCCAGTACATTTAAACTAGCTAAAGCTCCTAACATAACAGCGCTTAATTTTTTAAACATTTCTATCTCCTCTACGACTAGTTGCCATATTGCATACTAACCATTTTTTCATGTAGTACCTGTTGTGCTAGACCGTTTCTAAGGCCTTTATAACTATCAGGTAGTTGTTTGTCTTGTATAGACAGTTCTTCTTTGTAAGTACCACCATCAATAGATGTACTGTAATAAGCATTCATCCTAGTCGCAGTGTTAACTGAATCTAGCATTTGTGCTTGAGCAAAAGAGTTAGCAAACAAAAGATTCGTATTGGCTACGGCTAAAGCTTTTTCCAAACGTTCTTTGCTATCTAGTTTTTCTTCTGCTTCTCTTTTCTCTTTTTCTTCTTCGGTTTCTTTCTCTTCTTCTTCAAGACTATCATCATCAGGAGAGTACTGTGTATCATCTGCATGCTCATCAGCATCATAAACGTCGTACTCTACTTGCACAGGTTCTGGTATAGGTACTTTGTAACCTGGACATGAAGGACTATACTGTGGGTCATAACAAGGATCTACTCTGTAGGTATACGCAACATTAGCATTTTCTACAGAACCGTTACCATCAACTTCAATAGACCCTTTACCCCATACCTCTTTAGGTAAGTTCATAACAGGTACAGCTTTATTAATCTCTGTGTTGTCTAGAGAGCCCGGTAACCAACTATCAGTTTCTCTAAACACATATCCTTCACCTAAAGCGTTTTCGTTCTGTACAGAAACATCTACACGGTCTTCTGTTGACTTACGTATATTGTAAGAGTATATAACATTCTGAACTGTAAGACCTGGAGGAGCAGGAAACACATTTCCCATATCCCACACCAGGTTGTTATCTACTACAGCGTTACCAGTAGTACCATAGTAGGGTACTACAGAATTAGAGTAAGAGTAACAAGGCAGCAAGAGCGCCAATACTAAAAGCACCCTTTTCAGTTTTACTAAGTTCATCAGATTTCTTTAACTCTTCTTCAGTTTGTTCTACATGGCTTTCCCAAGCTAGCTGTGCTTCAGGTCCTATTGTCCCCATATAAGGACAAGGAGTACCTGCATGCATCATAGCATCAAAAACTTTTTTGTCTTGGCACATTGTACTTACGGCTGCGACTTTCATACCCATGTCATACAACACTTTAGCGTTTTTAAGACGAACACAGTTCTCTTCTGTAAAAGTAGTACCTGCGCTAATACCTAGTATCTGTGTTTGCACTGCACCTGCTACGCCAATAGTACACAAGTCGCTGTTAGAGTTACTGCCAATCTGAGGAGCAATAGCAGATGGGGGTGGCTGCTTAATAGTAGTAGTCATTTGCCCTTGAGTAGTTATAGTACTGTCATTTTTAGAATCAGTACGTATAACGTCTGTGTCTTCCTGTGCAAGACTTAAACCACTAAAAGCGGTTAGTACTAGTAAAATAGTAATACGTGCCCACATCATGCTCTCCTTAAACTAGAGGTTCTCTAGCCTAGTCATTAGTCTTTCAGCACGATTGCCTACTTGACGATACCAAATACTGTCTCTACCTTCGGGAGCTGCTTCTGCATACTCACCAGCAATAAGCTTAGCGTTAAAGTTTTTAAACTTACTTAAACGAGGACGACCTAGGTTAAATAACATGTTAACTAGTACCTCTTGCACCTCACCAGGAAAACTTTCCCAGGCTTCTTGATACAATACACAGCACTCATCAATAGCAGTCTGTAGATCTTTATCAAAGCACTCACGAACTCGTTCTTCAGTTACAGGCGTTCCTACAGGCTGACCATGCTCTGGGTCTGACTCTAAAACTAGGTGTCCTACACCAAATGTTGGGTAGCCTAAGTGGTCTTCATAAATCTCGTAAACTACGCCTTCATCAATCTTTAACTGTTCGTACACTGCTTGTTTGTTCATTGGTGGTTACCTTTCTGTAATAAACAACTACTTCTTGTAGTTCGTTAATATAGCGTTTAATCTCTTGCATGTTATACGCCATAAGCTCATAGTCAGGAACAGACATAGCCAAAAATACTACCTGTCCTTCTTTCTTTTCCAGTTCCTTTACAAAAGTATCTAGGTTTTTATTAGATACTACGTACCAATAAGGATCTTTTAAATCAATCGCCCTTGGCATTATTGGTTGCACTATCTTTCTTTCCACCGGCTTTGTTACTACTTTCACTTCCACCGGCTTCTTTGTCATTAAGCTGCAACCCGTCGTCAAGAGAATCGATAATACGGCTGTCATTTTCAATACTGTCGAAAACATTTTTAGTTCCTTTGTTAACTCTTTTTTCAATTAAACCTGGCTTTGCCGCAGCTAGCCTAGTTAGGTTATGTCTTTTAAAGATATCTAGGTACCTATTCATATCTTCTTGTATTTCTTGGTTTCGTAACTGAAGTGACGTAAGACTTTGTGTCTGCAGTTCAAAATCGTCTTGTAAAGCTTTTAAGGCTTTTTGTTGTTCCTCAAACTTAAATGTGTAAGCCTGATTAAGACGTGTAAGCTCTTTAAGCTCAGCTTGTGTGTTTGTGTAGTAAAAGTACACTAATGGACTTACAGTAATTAAAACGCCAGCTAAAACTTTTGCAATCATAAAAAAACTCTTAAGTATTTAATATACTACTTGATAATTAATGACACATTATATACAATTATGAGCGTGATTTAAACCCTCCAACTTCAAGGAACCATATATATGGAAAACCAAGAACCACAAACTATCTTTATCGATGATCAAGAATACGTTGTTGATGATCTACCTGAAAATGCTAAATACTGCCTTATGCAGGTACAAGATTTACAACAACAAGCTCAAGCAGCTCGTGCACGAGTCGATCAGTTACTAATGGCTGAGCAAGGCTTTGTTGCTGCAATGAAAGAAGAAATTGCAAAAAGTGAAGAAGAAACTTCAGAAACTACCTTAGCGGACAAAATTATTAGTTAGTAAAATAACTACTTAAAATAAAAAAAAGGGGCTTATTGCCCCTTTTTTTGTTACTCCGCTGCCGGTTCTGCAGGTGTTTCTTCTTCTACAGGTGCCCATGGCATAGTAGCTTCTGATACTGCGAGCTCATCAATTTGACGTTGAATGCGCTCTAATACGTGGTCTAAGTAACTATCTACTACAATAGACTTAATCCAACCTAAGACAACTTCTTCAGTTAACGCATCAAACTGTTGGAATTGCTCTTCAGACAGGTTTGCTGCCGAAAACGGTGTAGCTCCTGAGAAGTTACCTTCGTTACCATCAGCGTCTGTGTAAGATGCTTTCCAATAAGTTTGGCAAACAGCATTAGGTAATACAATACCATCGCCATTTACTTCGTTTTTAGTTTTAAGTCCAGTTACTTCCCAGACTAAATCAGATTTTGCAATCGTCATAAAGTTCTCCTTCAGAGAGTTAAGGGGTACCCGAAGATACCCCGTTTAGTTTATTGTTCTAGTAAACTCAATCGAGTTTCTAAATCTTCTATCTTAGCTAATGCTTCTTGTAGCGAAGCGGTTAGTAGTGGAACTAATTTACTGTGGTCAACACTTTGATGTATCGGTTTACCATGATGGTCTACAGCATCCTTCTCACCAACAACAGCTTCTGGGACTACTTCAGCTACTTCGTGAGCAATGAAACCATCAACGGTCACATCTGAGTACTCAATGAAGTTAAAGCGTTTAGGTTGTAGTTGATTAAGTCTATCACTAGCATTTGACAAACTAATTACATTTTCCTTCAAGCGATAATCTGAAGACGTACCATACACCATAGTTCCGTAAGAGCGATAGATACTACCGTATTGAGTATCTATATAATTCTTAAAGGTCATATAAGTGTACCCGGCGGTACTAGTGTTTTCCTTAACTTTAATCTTAGCCATTACACTTTCTGACGCAGAGTCAGTATAGTAAGCAGTATTAACATAATCATAATAGATAGGAAAATTAGCAGCAGCGTACGCATCGTAGGACCTAGCACCTGCGCCATCGAACCTGACAGTCTTATTAAAGTAAAACTCTCCTCTGTCTGTTTGGAAGTGGCAGTAGGTAGCGTTCATAGGTCCAACATCTAGGTAGCCACTTGGTGTTTGTAACCTGTGTGCACCAGATACATTCGGGTTCCAATAATAGCTTGTGTTATCTTTATCATAATAAATAGGAACTCTTATATCACCTTTAACCCAAGCGTTACCTGCGGCACCCGTTACTTCAAACGTAGTGTCCCATCCATCAGAATGGAATCGAATAGAATCACTAGACGACGTGTGAAAACACAAAGCATTACGACCAAACACTGAGCGTGAAGTACCAGAAGTACCAATGCCGTGGTTGTTGCTACCACCATCAACATCAATAGCTCTCCAGTTTTCAGAACCACCGTTGTTAACTATAATATTCGATGTGCCATTACCTCGGTGTGGCATTTGAATAAGTAGCATGTTAGAAGTACTAGCAGGGTCTACGTAGTAACCAGTGTTGTTACGGTCGTAGTAAGTTTCAAAGTACGTATTACCTGTACCTGCTACATGACCACTTTCACCTGATAGGTATACACGAGCGGTACCTGCGGAAGATACATACATACCCCAACCACTAAAACCATTACCGCTAATAAACGAAGCATTAGAGTGAGAGTACCCAATGCCGTACATGTTATTCAAATCAGCATCATTAGGATTGTAGCTAGAACCTATTGTGTATATTGGGTTTGTCTTGGCACTGTTACCACCAACACTATTATAGCTCCCGACTAAATGACCTGTATTATGTGAACGTCTACCTAAATACTTAACAAAAGATGTGCTCGTAGGGTCACAGTAATAGCTAGTGTCGTTGCTATCGTAGAAGATAGGGGCACGACTAGAGCCGGGAGATAACGTGTAAGAATCAAATACCTGAAACTCCACATTGTCATTACACCGTAACTCTAATGGGTCAGTTCCGGTTTGAACACGCACAGCCCATTGGCCGTCGTTATCTAGTAGACCGAACCTACCACCACCATCACCGTAGATGTAACCATGCAGTGTAGTGTTTCCATCATAGAACTTAATACCACCTGAACCTCCATCACCCCACTTGTAGTTAAGGTAGTTGTCGTTACCATCATCATAAAAACGAACATTATCGTTAAAATGAAGTTGGTTGACGTAGTTAATATCTTTATTGTGCAAATGTAGATGACGACCCATATGCAAATAAGTAGTATCGCTAGTGCTGTGATACATAATAGTACTATTAGTACCTGCGTGACGAGAGTACCAGTAGTGTGTATAACTGGAGTCCCAATACCAGTAAGAACCATAACCGCCTGAGCTATCCTCACCAAAGTAAAAATGGGAATCGCCAGAGTCAGTAGCGTATAGCTCCAAAATATCATTTATCTTGGTCTTATCGCCATTGCCATTGCCTAGGGTCGTTGTTCCATTAACAGTAAGGTTATCTACAGTACCATTGCGGAAACGATAGTCACCACTAGAGGAACCAAAGTAATACGCTGTGTTATTACGGTCGTATACTATGTTTGCTCTAAGGTCATTTACATAACTAGTGCCGGCAGGATCTACAACATAAGCATTATCGTTACTATCATAGTAAGCTGTAGCATATAGATTACCTGCATTAGTTTGAGTATCATACGAAACACTCATTCGAAGATTAGTTTGTACCTTCTTACTAACACTGGGTTCAGAAGCATTACCTATAGTGGTTACTCTGTTTTGAGAACCACCCCCTGCATCTCTTACATGAACTTGGAAACTATTCCAGTAAGAAATACGTGGCCACCAGAAACATAGGTACCCGTTGTACTCCATAGCTTTGATGTAAGTAAGTCGTAAATCACCATAGTTAATACCCGAATGGTTAATAATAGTGTTGCTGTAGAGGTATCCCTGAGCCTTAAATGCAAAGGGTGGTTCACCTGAGTAAGACTTACCTGTAACCTCGATAACATAAGAAGCACCACTAGCCCCTGTTGCAGGTATATTAGTTTGAACTAGCGTACCATTAACAAAGTCAGAACCAGAGTGTCGTGCTGTAATCATCTGATTACCAAGGTTATCTTCAACATCCCCTTCTACTTTTAGACCATTTGTAGGAGCAGTTGTACCTACTAGGTTTTCACCTATAGTAGTACCGCCATGGACGTGTAGCTTCTTACCGGCTACAGGAGCCCCTCCACCACCAAGAGCGAAAGTTCTTGTGGCCCCATAGTGCCATATAAAATCTGTAGCCGGGCTATTAGCATCTTGGAATCCAATACCTGACCAAGAAGTACTGCTACCATCTAAGATTAACTGCGCGTCATCTACATGGGTTAGTTTAAGTTTAGCCATTACTGACTGTGATGCAGGGTCAGTATAATAAGCAGTGTTGTTACTATCGTAGAAGATAGGTGCGTCTACACGACCATCTACAGTCAACTTGCTATCAGAACCTTGGAAACGGATGTTACCATCTGAGTAGAAGTTTCTATCAGAGACTCTAACAACTACAGGATATTCCCCACTAAACGATGTACCACCTTGCTGTACGTAGCGAGTATCATGTGTGTGACTATCATTAACTACTTGAGCAGATAACGTAACATTACTTGAGCCATCAAGACTAACTGAGCCATTCAAGTCACCGCTTAGTGTTATAGTTCTAGCAGTTGTCCATTTGTCTGCGTTAGGGTGATAACCATCGTGAAATAACTTGTAAGCAGTACCCGCGTTATATCTGTAGTTTAGACCTGTACCCCCGTCCCATAGTCTATGTTTTTCAGTGCCATTATAGTATTTCCATACGATATCACCTGCGTCTTCGTTTGACCCTGCTAAAAAGTTTAAGTCCGTGGCTCCAGAAAGAGTTAAAGCACCAGTCATAGTATCGCCAGTAACGTTTACGTAACGACTGTCTGATTCACTTTCTGTAAAGTAACGGTTATCTAGGTCTACAGTATTACCATTACTAATAGATAGCTGCCCTGTACTACCATTCCAAGAAAGGGTTTGGCTATCAGTTTCAGACGTTAAGTATCTACCGTCTAAGTCTACAGTTAAATCAGCTAGTGCGCCCGTTCGGCTTATGGTTAAAATACCATTTGAAGTATTAAAAGATACAGAGTCTGCATAGTTGTCTTGGTAGTTTGATGTTAATAAGTAACTGCTCGGGTTAAAGTTACCTGCATGCCATACTTTACTCAGACTTCCTAAAGTAGTTCCTCCGGCGTATATCTCACCAAGTACATTAAATGTAATTGCCCCTACTGTAGGAAATTGAGTGTTTGTAGAAGAAGGGCCTACTACAATACCATAACCACCTATAGGGACTTGATTATCAAATTCGTTAAAAGATAAAGCTATACCTTGGTTATTATCGGTATCGAATTCTAGACTAGGAAAGTTCTGGTCTGAAGTGTTTGGTTCGTGAAGTCTAAGTTTTGCACTTGTTTTACTAATAATAATATCTTGATTAGTAGAATTTCCACGAGCAGTAACACTGGCTAGGGTATCATTTTCTGTCTGAAGATACCTGTTATCTAGGTCTACAGGAATAGTACTGCCGTCGTTACGTGTAAGAGTTAGAACACCGTTACCAGTATTCCACCCAGCTGATACAATACGAGCTAGATTTGTATCATCAAGCAATACTGACATATCTACCGTAAATGTACTATTATCATCACGACTAAAAGTCGCAATACCAGAACTGCTCATAGTACCACTAAGAATCTTAGATAGATTAGTGTCGTCTAAGTAAGAGGTAAGATCGATAGTTGCTGTAGTACCCGCCTCGTTTACATATTTAAGGTCATTGCCTACTTTAGTCAGCGTAGTAATTGTCTCTGCTGCAGCATCTGCACTATTAATAGTAATAGTATCGCCAGATCTAGTTAAAGATACATTGCTACCACCTGCTAGTATTACGTCATCAGTAACAGAATTACTTCCGGTAAGACGTATAGCTTTACCTGACGCTACATCAGCCGCACTGACGCTGTACGTAGTGTTAGTGTCTGTTTGGGAGTAACGTCCGTCTAAATTTACGGTAACGTCTGAGAGGCTCCCAGTGCGTCCTAGAGTCAACGTTCCACCACTAAAAGTAGCACTATCTAGGTAGTCGTTAGTTTCACTAGTTAGGTAGCCTTCTTGAGAGTGGTCACCCCAAGAATAGGCAGCATCCCACTGAGATACGTCAGTAGTTGTAATAGACTTAACATGGCTAGGAACAGTAGGGTCTGTTTCTGTAAAAGAAGTAAGGTACCCAACGGTACTGTGATCACCCCAAGAGTAAGCAGTGTCACCCTTACTAGTGTCTACTGTAGCCCAGCTAGCTGTAGTGCCATCAGTGGTAAGAAATTTTCCTGCATATCCTGTTTGTACTGGAAGGGTTTCCGCATCTAGGGTAAGGTTAAAACTGGTGTGGCCCATATCGGTAATTGTACCGTGGCCTGTTACATCACCAGTAAACGTAAGGTTTATGTCATGAGTGTTATGTACATAATCATCTAGCTTATCACCTACATACGAGGTTACGGAAGCGGCTGATACAAGAGCTGTAGTGTCTGTAGCCCTATCATCTAAAGCAGTACCAGTAGTTACAACTTTATCGTTTTGTACAGCCTCTGTGGTAAGTTTGGCTTCTTCGGTAATATTACGTAAGAATTCAGCTAGCTTCCTGGCCTTCGATTTTGTTATAGACATATTAACTCTCTATGTGAATACCCTATGGGTAGTATAAATTATTACAACCACTATTACAGGTATTATATCAAAATTATAACTAAATTGCTCTATGTTAGCTAGTTTTAAAAAGGTACAAAAAAAGGGTAGTTAAGCCCTTTTCTTTTATTACCTAAAGTTTTAC